CGTTCATTCTTGGCCTTTTCAACCTCGAATACCGCATCATCGGAACTGCTTACCTCTTCAGCAGAAGATTGGCCCTTATATTTGACATAATTGATAACGGATTTGATAACCAAAATCTGATTTTTTTCATCCGTTGCTAAAACCCCTTCTTGGAGCAGTTGCGAAACACGTTGACGCGAGAGTCCAAGTGCTTTTGCCAGGTTCGACTGAGAGGCTGTGGCAGTTTTTAAATCATCTGTAATTTTCACTTATTAATCAGTCTCCTTTCATTACCTGTATCACTAGCAAGGTCATAAAAAATTTAAAATCTAGGCAATTTTTGGGGTCTCGGCCACCGCACCCTTTCAACTTTGGCCAGAAGGACCCACAAAAAAATTTACTCAAAAATTCAACGAAACGTGTAATAATTTAAATTTATTTTTTATTTTTGCGGTGAAATAGACGGCGCTCATCTTCATGACGGTGCCGTGCCTCATCCCTATCTACATGTCTCATCATATGTTGTGCATGCGAACATGAACGGCAATAACCATTAGCTTTTATTACTATTTTGTTAGCGCCACACATCCCATGATGATTATCTAAGCATGCAGTCTTGTTACATCTTACATTAGGCATACCGTTCACATCCTTTCATCGCCTACTCAATACACACAACTCACAAGGTATAAGTTTCTTAAGGTTGTGTAGTTATATATTAAAAGAAATCAAACATGAATCATTGATTGATGAGTTGTGTGTATTCAATAGGCACCAGTGGGGGGAGGGGTATATCATATGTATAAAAATAAAAGGCCCGTATAACTGAATGGTTACACGAGCCTAATATTTTGTTTTGAGTGATTTGGTGAATGATTGCTCAGTGGCAATTTTCACATATATATAATATCACATATCTAAATACCAGTTTGGTACTATTTGGGTCAGTTTGGTACTATTTGGGTCAATTTTTGACCTAATTCAATTAATGCTTCTTTTTTGTATGACTGTACCTGTGTTTTACTATACCCTATAAATGATACCACACCTTTAAAAGACATACCATTAACATATTCTTGCATCAATGTTATCTTTCCTTCAACGCATTGTAAGCGCTCAATATGTTTTCTTGCATCTTCTCGTAACTGAATCAATGCATTTGTTTTCTCAAGGCATTTAGATTCACTTTCTAACATCCTAGCTATACTGGCCTCTAACCCCTCTTTAATACCTCCACCGGATACACGATCTTTACTGTAATCTATTGCACTTAGCGAAGTGATATCACTCCTTAATCTTTGTAATTCCCGTTTGGCTGATTGTATTTCTAATGTACAGGATTTAATTGGCTTTAAATATTCAATAGCCTTTCTTATATATTTCTTTTCGTCTTCTTTGTCCATTTATCCGCATCACCTCCCGTTATAAATTTATCACCCTTTTATATGTCATATCCCATTGCTTTACGATTTATTACATATATCGTTTCCGCATCAGTATGTTCTCTTTTAGCTATAATTTTTAAACAAGTTTCTTTGTTAGGCATGTTTCCTGCATGTGTATTTACATGACATTGACTACATAATTGAATTAGATTTTCTCTGATATCTCCACCACCACTACCACGAGAAAATACATGATGTGGTTCTATATTACATAGTCTGCCACAGTATTCACAATGGTTTGTTCTAATTGTTTTAATCATTTTTTTATCAATGATTCTCTTATGTTTAATCGCCATTATTTATTACCAGTACTTCCAAAACCGCCTGTACGTTTCTTTGTAGTCCTATCCTTAGCCGTAATACGATATGGCATGATAATTAATTGCGCCAATCTTTCGTTCTTATTATATTCAAACGGCTTATCTCCTAAGTTCCTAATAGGTATCATGATATGACCTTCATTATCGTCATTGTTGTAGTAATCTGCATCAATAATACCTGTTCCATTCGCTAGCATGACATCATTATTAATACCCACACTTGATCTTAAATGCAGTTGAATATGTTCATCATAGTTTAATCTGCATTTAATGCCAGTAGGAATGAGTTTGGTTTTATGTGGTTCTACTGCCCCTGTTTCATATGGCTTAACATCATATCCTGCTGCATACTCTGTTTTTCGTTCAGGTAAATCAGCATCTTCATATCCTGTTACACGTTCAAATTGATTTTCGTTCATTTATTTAATCCCCTTTTTTACATAATTTTCTTTTACTAATAGTTCACTATCGATTTACCCATTTCATGCATCCAATTTTTAAATAATGCATTAATCCTGTAGGACTTAGTTCATACCAATCGGCTCTGGCTTTAGCACGTTTTACAAATCCACCAAATCTCAATAAATTTCCTCTGTAACTATCTGTATCGGTTTCATCAATTAATATCAACCCTGCATCACCCAGCATATTATTAATTTCTTCACGATATTCACTATAAACGCAACTAGGCATTGCGTAATACAAGTACTTTACATTCTTGCAATCATGGTATCGTTTCTTTTTAAAGTCATTCTTAAAATCTTGAAAATTCGTTTTAATTTCAACTTCTGTAAGAAATTGTGTTTCCATAGAAAAATACACAAAATCTGCTTCGTATTCAGTTTTTCCCGGACAATACATACTTACATTTGGTATACAGATATTATTACGAAATAGGTGTTTCCCGAGTACCACTTGAATATCTCTTTCTGTCATTTAATATCATCCTTTATACATCAATAAGTTTTCTCTTCATTATATCGATGGTTATTTACAATGTACTTTTATTTATAATTTCCCTCTGAATCGATATAATCACCAATACGATATTGCTCTGTTTCCATAACTACAAATGCACGATTTTCGTATCCGTGCTCTTTTTCCCATGCTTGGAACACCTTTGATAGTGCATCGCTTAGTTCATCAATATGCTCTTTTTTTACACTTCTCATGTAATCATCAGAATACTCTATGATTTCATAGTCCATCCAATCATCAGCAACTTTCCAAATCACTTGTTCGCCGTCTACTTCTGGTACATATTTATAAGGATGTCCAATTTCTACGTAATCATCAAGTACATCTTGTTCTAAATATTCAACATCATTCTTCTCATCCCAACAATAATGTTCATAATAATTTAAAAAGTCATCAATAGCTCCTTCAATACTTCCTTGTGGATCACCCGCATCACCATCAAAGCACCAGCAATATTGATTTTTATCCTGTTCTAGCATTTTTAATAACCTCGTTTCTTCAGATATTGCCATACAGTACTAGTAGATTTATTAACTACTACTGCAATAGCACTTAATTTCAACCCTTGTTGTCTTAATTCAACGGCCTTATCTACCCATTTTTCAGGTACCTTATTGGCCATTCTTAATTTTTGACCACATGATTTACTACAGGTTTTTGTTGTATTACGTAATCTATATTCTGTTTTATATTTCTTTCCACAGATTTGACATACCTTTTCCACCATCTGCCCTGTATGTTTATCTACCGCATCATATTTATGTTCTTTTACTCTCTTGTTTTTATTCTGCTGATCATCTTCCAAGTTATATTTCCAAATTGGTAAGTGTTGTAAAAAATATGGTACGTTGTTCATCTGCTATTAACTTCCTTTATCTGTCACATCTACTAATTGATAATATGCACATCACAGTTACACCTATACAGGTTCCAAAGAAACACCCTAATAAGAATATCCAAATCATGAACAGCTCCTCTTATTCTTCGTAGTCATCTTCTACATCGTCCTTTAAGCTAAAATCAAATTTTGCTTGTGCCCGTTCTCCTCTAATATACCCACGTATCCTTGCCTCTAGTTCTCTCAAGATACCGATGTCTTTCGTATCCATCACATCAAATAAAGTATTAACTCTTATCGCACCTGTTTTAAAACCTATTCCTGCTTCTGGTGCCATTAAAGAGCCACAAAATACTAACGACTCTAATTCATCCGTTTCTCTTGCATATCTTAGTTGTATTTTAGAAACATTAAGCATGCATTGTGTATCTAATCGACAGAGCTTTCCAAGATACTCTAATACTCTAGCTTCCATTCTTTTCCACGCATCATACAATTCAGGACTTTTCTCATCCTCTGACTTTATACGTAGATCTGCTATAGCACCTGTACTCAAAATATCTTCATATATAATATCCATTCCTACGCCATATGTTGCAAAACTCTTAATTTTCATTATTTTCCCTCCAATATAGCTATACTTTCAGCAGTCCAATCATACATATGTTTATTAGCTTCTTTATAGAAGATGGTATCCGCATCAATTCGTTTGTTTTGACCTTCTACATACACCTCAATAGTTGGTGTTCCCCATATACTAGTGGTATATGCCTCTTTATGAATAACTTCACCATGGTCATATATAATGCCAACCGTGTTATCCCAATCTTCTTCAATTCCCGCATATACAACACAATTACAGCCAATATTAATAATGTGTCGTGCTACTTTTTCCCAATCCAAATTTCTTGGTTTATTTCCATTAAAAAATGCTGCATTACATTGATTGATACATTCATACGTATCCATGTTGTGCCTCCTAATCAAATACATTCCCTTTAATTTTTATTTCTTCTGCTTCATTCACTATGAATCCTAAATCCCAATAACATTTCTGTTCACTCGTAATGACCGAGACACACCATTTCATATCTTGTTCGTTGTAAAATACCTTGGCAATAAATCGTCTGCTACAGTGTGGCATTTTATATTCAATGATGTCGTTTTCATAAATCAAATCATCCGCATCATCTACACCATCTGTAGCCCTACAAATCGTATACTCCTTTATACTGATTGGTTTCTCATTTTCCTGATATATTTTACATTTCCCATCGTGTCTAATTGCTACACCATATACCCAACAATTAACCGATTTTGCTTTAACATGTGTAATTCCCATGTTATTATCACCTACCTTGCCCTTATCACCCATAGTTGGGCTAATAGTGTTATGATTTCTTTTTTATGTGGTATATCTTTCGTTTCTAATTCTGTTACTATATCCGCTATATACGCTTTTGGTATTACCGACATATTTGCATACCGCATCATCTTATCTGCTCTTGATTCCATATCATGCGCTCTCGTACTTATATGTTCCTTTTACAATACGATAAGTTGAACCATATGAAATTTTGTATCTTTTAGCCATCTCCCTAAGTGTATAGTTTCCTGTTTTATAATCTTCACATATCTTATTTCCTATACTTTGACTTAATTTATTGTGTTTTAAGTCTTGCATATCTTCTTGTAAAATCGTTTTACAAGAACGTATTCCCATACATTTTAAGGCTCTAGTAATTGTCACATTACCATATACACAAGCCCATAATGCCAACCAATTTAATCTCACACCTGTAGGATCATTCATAGTTATATTTCACCTAACCTTTCTTCTGTCTTTTTCTGTCTTTTTCTGTCTTTCTTCTGTCTTCATAGAATTTACATCCACTGCAATACTTGGCCATAACATACGGTCTTTTAACTGCTATCCCCATGTGATTTGGACATGGTAGCATAAGCTTATGTTCATTAACACATGTATTTTTAACAAATAACCCTCCAAATTCAGTTAGTTGAATGGCATGCTTACATGTTTTTGCTTTCTTATATTCCTGCCGTCTTGCCACTACCGCATCAACCTTTCTGCTTTTCTCTTCGCATTATATCGCACATTTGTTCTGTTCTTTATTTCTTTATCTGGCAGTGTCTCTGCGCTGCCTTTAAAAGGGAATTTGTTCATCATCGCCAAATGTTTCAAAATTACTTGGCTCATCATCTTTATTCGATAAGCTATCACCAATGAAATCTGCTACTACTTCAGTAACATATCTCTTTTCACCCTCTTTAGTCTCATAGGATCGTGTTTGTAGTCTTCCATTTACAATACATCTATTTCCTTTGATTAGCTTACCTGCATGTTCGCCTAACTTATTCCACGCTACACAATTAACATATGCAGTTTGTTCTTTTATTTCACCTGTACTCTTATCCACATATTCATTACTAGCAGCAATAGTAAATCTTGCTACCATTTTTCCATTTTTTGTAAAAGTTAACTCTGCGTCACGCACTAAATTCCCTATTAATTGCACATTATTCATAATTTCCTCCTAATCTATCCGTTTATTCCAATATTTTTCACAATCTAAATACTTTGTTGCTTCCTCGAAACACACAATGGCCGAACATTTATCACATACCACCATATGATGCTTTTCTGTAACTTTAATACCTGTTACCACTCTGATTGATTTATTCCCGCAGAATGGACATGGTCTCAGTCGATTTTCTCTTCGCATATATTTCACTCCATTTCGTAAGACGTATTAATCTATATGTTCTAAATGGATATCCATAATTATTGATACCTTCATATACGCTATCTTTATCCAAATAATAGCCTTGTGGAACTTTAATTTCTTTTCTCCACTCCGTAGCTTTAATAGTTTTACTTTCTACCTTTGGTTTATCTAAATTCGTACTTGAAACCCATTTCTTAGATGCATATGTTGGACTGCCTTGTATATCCATTTTTCGTTCTTTTATAAAATACTTGGCTAATCCAATTGCATCTTCAGCTTCCCCTCGATATAGTTCTAATTTTGTATATCCATATTCCCATAACTGTTTTAGAATTTTAGTATTTAATCGAATACCTTGGTTAAGTAGCATATGAAAGTGTATTTTGCCTTGCCGTTCCATAATATAAATATATTTACAAGGTTCATTTTCTTTCTTAAATCTCGCCCTTAACCTTCTAATAAATTTAGTCATCCTATTTTTTGCTTCAGTTTCATCAGGATCATCTCGAAATGTCAGTGTTAGATAATAATCGTCTTCCACAAAATTCATATCTATCAATAACCTCAATTTCTTTTCAGCAATACGTATGTTATTTTTACGAATCATTTCAGGTGTTACATGTTGTTTTTCACTTCTAGATTTCTTTCCTATTTTCCCTAGATATGAATTACCCGTAATTGAATCTGTAACCTCTCTGATATTCTTCGATTCTATTACTGTTCTCCTACGCATTTATTTACCCCTTATGTCGAGTTGTTAATATATCTATCAAGTCCCACAAATGCAGTTGAAACCGCATTTTTACTAGACTTTTCTCTATATATGAGGTAAACTATAAATAGGATTATTTATGGTTATATTCTCATATAACTACTTAATGACCGCCGTGTTATAGCACGGCGGTTTTTTTATTTGTTAAATTCACAATGCCATTCACCTTGATATCGCATTAAGTATTGGCATTCACTACAACATGTATCACATACACGCTTCTTTTCTTTATGACATACAATTGCACAATGTATTGGTTTTCCACATATTGGGCATTCCATGTTAGTTAATTGGTTGTACCAGTCATCCATCTTGCCACTCCCTTTTTAGTTGTGCTTCTACTAATCGGCACTGTAGTTTGAATACATTAATTGCTTCTTGTGCATTTAAATAAAGCACCTTAGCGGTATCTCTTCTTAACCTAAGCTCAGCAATATATTCATCTCCCTGTGCTAGATCACGTATCAACGTAACTGCTACTTTTTCCAATCTGGCCGAGGCTATAAATTTAGCCTTGGCCTTTTTATAAGCATACTCAGCATTTGCCAAATCAATTCCTCTATCTTTGGCTAAACGCAATGCTTTATTGAGTTCTAATTGTTTATCTTGTAAATAAATATATAAATCTGCACCATTCATCATTTTGATTGTTTACTAAGTTCTACTTCTTTAATAAGTTGTTGAACAAGTATTTCCAATTTAGAAATACGGCTGTCTTTGTCTTTTGCCTCTTGAATGTAATCGGCACCTTTTCCAGTCTTAAATGAGAGGCTTAGATTATATTGATTTTCAGCACCTAGGGTAGCGCCGAAACCTAATATGATACGTTCATTAGGTCTAGCGAATACCCCAATGGCTACGGCATTACTATTTCTGTAATGACCGTAAGAAATCGCGTAGCTCACCTTGTCATTTCTGTTGAACTCCAAAGGATGGAGCCCAGCCAATGCTGCGGAGCTTGCGCCTAATTTATTTAGACGTGCATTCGTTTGATTGATTTGAGCCATACCTACTTGGTTTTGTGCTCTTAATTGACGCATATTAACCGCATCAGTATCAGCAACTCCATCCGCTATATCGTGGATTTGTTGATTTCCTGCAGTAATGTTTTGCGTTGTAAACTCTACATGTTTACCATTACTGTCGGCAGTCATGCCATTCATTGTGTAACTTGCTGTATCTAATGTATTTGTATTTTCTAATTTCAAACCATCATGAGTTACAGCTGCGTTTGTATCACCATTAAAGAAATGAGCCTTTTCTTTATTTACAACACTACGAACAGTATCTACATTTGTTCCAAAGTTAACAGAATTCATATCATGTAAATCTTTGTTTACATTTACGGAAAATTCCATGCCACCATTCATGTTAGTTGTTTGAGATACTGTTGTATTATTACCGTCACCAACTGTAGTGAAATTCAATGAGTTGATAACTGCATTTAATTGGCTACCATTCACCGCATCAGTAGATGTTGAATCAATTCTCCCTGCAGCTACATTTGTAATAGTGCGTTTATAATTCATTACACCGCTCATTCCTGCTTTATTTGTAGTGCCAACAGAAACAGTACTATCAGCTACACCACCAGCGAAGTCGAATTTCTTGCCATTGATATAAATATGATCTGTGCTAATAGTAGTATCAGTAGTAGAATTTGTGCCTAATGCTACTGCATTAGGTGTGTCAGCTAATGTATTATTGCCAATCGCTAATGCATCAATTGCACCAGCTTGGCCATGAGTACCAATGACTACAGCGCCTTGACCTTTAGTTTTATTATTCGAACCGAAAGCTAGTTGTTCTTTAGAATTGTCTAATACCTGGTTGTTATAACCAATCACAACACTGTGACCACTTCCTATCGTGCCATTGTTTGAACCGATAACAGTCGCATTTTCTGCGTTTACTGTATTAGTACGGCCAACAACAACCGTACTTTCACCATTTGCATAGGCGCCGTTACCTATAGCGATGGTATTATAAGCACTTGTTCGTGCTTGGTTGCCCATCGCAATGGTGTATTCAACTAGGCTTTCAGCATGACTGCCGAAGGCGAAACTATTGCGACCTGCTGCAGTTGCATTGTTACCACCTGCGAACCCATTTTCACCTGTAACTGTGTTATCAGTACCAAAGGCAAATGCGTTGTTTGCATCAATGTGATTTTGGAAACCAGATACCATTGAGCTTGTAGAATTTGCAGAAATAGTATTATCTGTCCCAACGATTGTATTATTGCTAGTAGCACCGGCCACGTTAACGGCCAATGCAGAAATTGCTAAAGTTGTAATGATTGTCTTATTTGTGTTCATTGTTTTTATCTCCTATATTTTGTAAAATACAGGTAGAGTTTGAGTACTCTACCAAAAGTCCGCTTGCTGTCCAAGGCTATTAGCGGGCTTTTTTTCTTGAATAAAATTTGATCTCTCTTGCCCAGTAGTTACTTAAGATTAGTAACACGAACCCAAGCAAGATTTGAAGGATTGCAGTATAGAAATCAATCCTGTTAATTTCTATAGAACCTATCGTCCCTATGATCATTAGGAATGCTACGTCTCTTAATACCCAAATCAATTTCATCATTATCTATACCCTTTCAATATGTTGTAAATCTGTTCTATACTTTTACCTTTTAACTCCCTAACTACCTCCTTAGCTAATCTATCCGCCTCACGAAATGCAATTTCATTGCCGTACTCGTAAGACTGAGTAGATGTCGGTTCTTGGTATCGTTTTTCATACTCAATTTGATATTCAGCTTCATAAATATCGCTAAGAATGCGTTTACGGAGTGTATTTAATACCTTCCCATAAGCACAACTATTCCATCGGATGCAGTTATCTATAAATGTACGTGCAGACTTTACAATTTCATCTGTTAATACTTCACATTCCCTGATTGTTGCTACGTGCGATTTAGCCATTCTATGAAAATTTTCGTATATGTCCATTTGTACCCTTTCTATTCTCCAATTCGTGCCTGGCACCGTTTGGCTAGCCAAGCATTAAACGATTCAACATGGATAAGGCGCTTGCCTCCACGCTTACCAATTCTCATTGACGGGAAGTCAAAGTCCTCCGCCCATTGGCGAATAACTGTTTCCGGTACACTGGCAAGCTTTGCAGCTTCGGCTACCGTGATGCACATCTTATTCATAGTTACCTCCTTTTACAAAATTTTAAGTATCCAAACTGCTACTGATACGCCTAATGAAAAAGAAGAAATCAGTACAGCAATGAATGATAAATAATACCAAACCCCCTCCTCCGATGATTCAACTCTTATATATTTATTTTGATACCCTAATTTTTCTGTATCTTCTTTTGTATGTATTCTTCCTACATATTTTTCCATCTCTATATTTTCTGTTCTTATTACTTTTCAATCCTTAATGCTATAATCACCTTGATTTGTAATCGCTATTTCCATTGGTACTTGCCTAAAAGCTCAATAATTTTCTTTTCATCTAAATTGCCATGTGTGCTAACCGTTACACGTGGCAATTTATTTTTTGTTACTAACTTATTAAGTCTTTTAAGCTTTTTAATTGCACAGTCTAATTCAGTTGTATCTACTTTGATTTTTACTGTGTATTCTTTTACACTATTGATATTTATTTGATTTCTTTTTAAAATTACTTGATGTAATTTTTCTTTAATTTCTTTCATTTGTTTCTCCTTCGTATCGCCTTCCCTAGTGCTATAATTACTCTGAAAGGAGGTCTTTTATGAAACCCACTAGCGACTTATTAAAAAAATCTGAAGCTATTAGTAATGCCATCCAAAAAAATATAGGGATTATGAAGGCATTACCTATTTCTAATCTTCAGTTATCGCAAAATTCTATTGAACAAGAGTATTTAAACTATAAAGAAGAACTTGATTCCTTTGATTCACACGCTCATTCTCTAACCAATGAAAATTTAGAGAAATTAATATTATTCATTAATAGGAAGTCAAAAACTTACGCTGAATTAAAAGCAGAAGTATCAATATTGAACGATGCAACTCTCCAATTGTATTTATCCAATACTCCCAAAAAGAAAGTTGAACCACCCTTTTATTCTATTGATCGTATATCTGCAATCTCTAATACTACCTCTCTAATACATTCCTACTTTAAACTTGTAACTATACCAAAAGATTTTTTTGCCCCTTATTATTTTGATGATTCTGATGAATTTCAACTAACTGTATCTGGTTTAAATTTTTTGCATCAGTTGGAAAAAGAAAATCATGCATTACAACTTGCAGAAGAAAGTCTTCGTATTTCAAAGGAATCTGCTAAATATGGTAAATTTGCTGCATGGTTAGCTGGCATTGGTATATTTACAACAATAATAATTGCAATATTAACCTTTATATTCTCGTAATATTTAGAATCGTTAGGATCACTGCAATCACAAACAGTCCCAAATTAACTCTTGTGCAATATCTTATGTCTTCTAACTTTTCCTCTAGTGATTGGTCTTTGTTATATTTCAAAGCATTAAAATATCTAAATATAATCCACTTTTTTTGAGCCGCATCATGTGGCTCTTTTTTCTTCATTTGATTTCACCTCTTTGTTTTATTTTCATCATTTGTTCATGTATAATGTTTTTTGATAGGATAATGACATATGCTGAACTACTTGGTAACAAGTAGATGTAAAGGATAAAAAGCCTTTTCGATAACATCTTGGTGGTCCAACCACAATTAGAAATTCTTAAAAATACAAATAAAGCTATTTCTATGATTCCATCTTCTGCAAAAACTTCACTTGCAAAAGAATTTACTCTTAATGCTCAAACACAAGGAGCTTTAGCGTTAGCACAAAATGTAGCTAATAACCCAATGCTTCAATTTGCGAAATCCTCTGGTATCGCTCAATTCCGTGATTTTGGTTTAAGAAAGGATGTTTACACGTCCCATTAGTAAGTAATTACTAATTGCAAATTGGGTGAATTCAAGGAATCTCCTGCTGCAACAGGACAATCTTGAGCCAAGACAAAGTAAATGCCTCGTATGCTTTGTAAGGTGCAACGCATAGATGGTGAGTAGCATTACCAATAATCCATCCACGAGCGCCCAATATCCTATCTATCGCCACTAACTTTTGTTAGTGGCTTTTTATTTCATTTACGACTATCTAAACTCGGTTTTCCGTGCTTGCTTTGTAAAAAAAAGACGATAAATCTCATGAGGTGGTAATGGTTCTGATTTACTTTCATTAGCCACCTTATCTATTTCCTTTTGTGTAAATGGAACTCTATTACCTAGTCGTTCATATATCTGTGTTGTTCCAATACCTAGAAACTCTGCAAACTTCGTTATTGTTCCATAATTTTCTTTAATGAACTTTCTAAGGTAATCATAATTAAAAGCCATCCTATCACCTCATTTCTTTGTACGGCTTTCCGTGCTTAAATGATATCCTAATATTACACTAATGTCAACGCTTTTCCGTGTTTAAGTTTTATTTATACTTGCTTTTATTCGCTTTTCCGTATATAATAAGCTTGCAATTAGAGATTTAGGAGAACTTAAAATGAAATCACAATTTATAAAACGTTTAAATTCAATTCTTCAAAAACGGAATCTTAGCCAAGCTGATCTATCAAAAATGACTGGTATCCGCTCATCATCAATATCTGATTGGTTAAATGGTAAATACGAACCAAAACAAGATAAAATATCTATCATTGCCGATGCATTAAATATAAGTCCTGTATGGCTTATTGGTTATGATGATGATTCCGCATCACAACCTGAAGGTTACTATGTGGACCCTGAAGCGGCCGAATTTGCTGAGTACCTACGCACACGTCCAGGTGCGCGTATGCTCTTTTCTGCAGCAAAAGATATCTCTAAAGAAGATATGCAAAAAGCTGTGGAATATATTGAATTTTTAAAATCTAAATATAAGTAATTGTCCGCAATATCAGAATCAATATAAAAGAAAGGAGTTTGACAAAGAGTTCTTGCAATGGTATATTGTGTACATGGTATCTGGGGAGGCTTTGCAAAAAGCTGCAACCTGAAAAAGGTCATGTACACTTATGTGTGCATGGCCTTTTTATTATTATGAAATCATTTAAAACTTATGATGAACAAATAGATATATTATCCAACTCTGGTTTACTGCCTAAGTATACTGATAAATCACTTTGCCCTAATATAAATGGACCCGCTGTATTTCATATTCACAATCCATTTAAACGTTTAATCTCTGATCGTGATATTAGAATGGCCATGTTCAAAAATTCTAAACCGTATGTGAAAGATTTACTACAAACTTATGGGTATTACAATATCATTAACCAATACAATAAGCCATTTCTAACTAACAATGATTATATTAATGATATTGATTTCTTTAAGTTATTTAGTATTCAACAAGTTGATACTAGAATTAAAAATCTTATATTCTATCCAATTCTACAAATTGAGCAACGTCTAAAGACATGTATATCTTATGAGTTTGCAAAAGCCTACGGACCATTTGATGGTGATAGCATTGATTGCCACTATATAGAACCATATTTAAATGAATCAAATTATACACATAATCTAAAGACTAAAAATAATGAACTAAAACATGAGTTATTAATAAAACGATTAAAAAAGATATACAAAGATTCTACCTACAAGCCATTTGTTCACTATCGGACAAAACATGGTCACATTCCTATATGGATTTTTATTAATAAGCTTTCATTTGGTGAAATGCTACACTTCTATGAAGTTCTTAAAATTCAGGATAATATTTCATCATTTTTCCATATGACTCCAAGCCAACTACGTACATGTATTTTATTTTTAAACCAAGTACGTAATGATTGTGCTCATTTCTCTAGCTTTATCAATCAAGACTATCCTAAACTTAAAAATAAACTTCCATTACTTATTAACTTCATCCAAACTCATAGCCTAATTTCTCAAGATTCTATTACTAATATTTTCAAATTACTCATTGTTTTTAAATATTTATTGCCAAGTGATGCATTTATCAGTTTTACCCAAGCTATCGATAAGGATGTATTTAGTATGATTTATTCAGAATACATACCTGTTATCAGTGAATATATGCAAAATGTTCTCATGGCCCCAACACAAAAATCATATAAAGAAAAGCTAGACTTCTTACGAAATGTCCAAGTCTAAATATAAGTAATATCTACAAGGGAGAGTGATATTATTGGTTATTAATCTTATTTATTGTGACTTGCCAAATGCTAAAGCAATTTCCGAAGAATCCGAGGACGTAGATACTCATAACATCTACATAAATAAAAATCTCCCTCATGACCGTATGAGGGAGGAAATAAAGCACGAGCTAATTCATATCATTCGTGATGACTTTTATGTTAATCATCACGTTAATTTAGTCGAGCGTATGGTTAGGATGTCTCAAATTGAAGATAATGACCTTAACGGAATCGATTTTTACCATCATATTATTTAACACAGGGAGATTTTAAAATGAAAAAGGGATTAGTATTAGCAACAATATTTGCATTATGTTCAACAATGATGGTTAGTGCCAAGGAATTCAATGACGCACGTTGGCAATGGTTTTATTCAAATTCTGACTACACAGGGAAAGTCGATTTGAATACATTGTCATATGATCCATCTACTGATACTGCTCAAGCGTGGGCTGTATGGGTACAAACTAGAGGATTGCAAGAATTAAGAGAATACAATATTCACTTCGCTGATTCCTCTGTTACCATCAAACATTATTATATTTATAAAAATGGGTCTGATACTGCTATTAATGAAGGTAATGCAAATAACACTCGTACACCTGCACCAGGTAGCGGTGGCGAAGCACTTATTGCATCTGTAAAAGGGTTAGTTGGCCGTGATGCCAAATTAGCAGATTATAAGAAACAAGAAGCCGCTGAAGCACAACTTCAAGAGCAAAAACGCATTGAAGAACAACAAGCAGCCGAAAAGAAAGCTAAGCATGACCACAATCGAGATATTTTAAGAGGGATATTCGGAATATAATCCATTGGATGAGTCTTTTTTAAGCCGGCTATCATGTGAGTTGCTTCGAATTTGTTGGCATTAACAAATTCGTTGGAAATAAAAAAATAAGCCCTCACCGCAGTGAGGGCCATTAAAAACTTCATACCTAAGAGGTACTCTATTTTTACCCCACAATTATTATAGCATACCTCTAAGGCTAATCACTATACCAAGGAGGTTATTATTATGGCTAAAAAACGAACCGATGGGCGCTACCAAGTATCCAAAATGATAAATGGTAAGCGTAAATACTTTTATGGTACTACCAAAAAAGCTGCCATAGAAGCCATGGAGAAATACGTAAATACAAATCAAGCATGTGCTAATTTCGACGATACTATTTCATTAAATACCTGGATTAATATATGGTTGCAACTAAAAGCAAAGACTATAACGCCTGCCACATATCAAAGTTATACTGGTATTATCAATCGCTATATCAGAGATAAAATCG